TGTCGCCATCCTCGCCGGAGGGAAGGCTGTGATGATCCGCGAACGTCTCGATCCAAATCTCACCAAGATCGGCGTTTACCGTGCTATTCCCGTCCAGAACGTTGCGATGTATCTCGGTCCAAGACGACGATAGAAGCGCGATCCCGGGGTCGCTGTTGTTCCGACAGTAATTGTAGCGAATCATGTTCTTCGTGGTATTGGTGAGGAGTGCGTGACCCGTTGTCCAGGTGTTGTACTCGAGCTGTATGGGGTTCCCGGCCGTCATGCCCTCCATGAGATTCCACTCTATGAGGCATAACGAATTTTGGGTGTCAAGCCAGATGCAGTTACCCGCATTGCCGTGAAACCAGTTATGCCTAAAGGTCACACCAGGGCCAACAGCACCGGCGGGTGGGCACCCAGTGATCTTCATCGTCCGATCGGCCCCACTCGAAACGACCCCGGTTACTTCGTTGTCCTCGAACCTACTTCCCCGCGATTGGTAGAAACCAAAACCCCCGTAGTGTGCTCCGTGGATGTAGTTGTGGTGGATGTACGTGTTATCGTCGGGGTCGTTCGTCTCTCCTCCACCGGTAGCGGGCCACCAGTTGTCAGAGAAGTCGCAGTTCGCGATCTCCCAATTGTCCGCCCGGAAGACACCTACCGCAGACCCATTAGAGAATCCAGTGCCATCAAATCCAGAGAAGTAGATGTTTTTAATCTTGACATCGTGTGAGGTGGTTCCACCAATCTCATTGTTGACCGCGATGCCCCACTGGATTGCACCGCCCCGGGTGATATGAACACCATTACCCCCCCCGGTCTTCTCCCCCAAAAACTGCTGACCGAGCTTTGGAACACAGACGGACGTAATGTTGTAGGTGCCCTCGCGCAGCCAGAATATGGTATTGATCGGGTTGGCGGCGATCGCGTCTTGAATGGATGTAGCTCCCGCGGTTACTTGCACCGATCCGGGCGGCTGCGTCGTATAGTTCGTCTGCACACCAACTGGCCCCCGAACTCCTGCGCCGGCCATCACTTGTGCGAAGGTCGGCTCAAAACCAACGATGACATTGACGACGTTCATTCCGGTCCATCTGATAGCGCCAGGAATGTCCACGTTGACCACACGTGGCTTCTTGCGCCCCCCCGCGATTGGCCAATCTGGCGGACTAGGTGGCCGGAGAACATAGCCACCGAGGCTAACCGCACCGGCTCGCAGCAGCTCTCGCCGCCGCACACCTACGCCCCCGTCACCGTGGCCGTGAATAGCCCAGAGGCACCAGTGGTGATGGTGAATGTGTTGCCCGTAGTGATGGTCTGAGCTCCGCAGTCGATGTAGCCATAGAGAGGCTTGATCGGCGGACCGACCGTCACTGTGTCGTCGTGGAGTACCGCATACTGGAAGACGAGCGATCCACCGGAGGCAGTCCAGGTAACCGTGGTGTCGTCCATATCGAAGGTGGTAATGCCGCCGGCGGCGGTGTATACGACCGTCTTGGCCGCGATGGCGATGCCGTTGGCCGTGTAGCCATTGGCGGTACCAAGCTCGTTAGTAGCATCGGCGAAGGCTTCGTGAGTGTCCACGTTCGGAACGTAAGTCGATGTGTGCAGGGTGAAGCGCAGTGAGTTGGTGAGGTAATCCGACATGCCAACGTCGCCCGACGCTTCACCGCCGAGGATGTTGGCGGCGAACTTCCCGTAGAGCTGGAAAGTACTCATTTATTCTCCTAGGAATACACCGTCGCCGTGAAGGTCACGTTCGTATTCGCTGTAACGTTCAATTTGATGTATCTCCAGGGATGGTTTGGCCGCAGTAGGAATGTGTCAGTCTTAGCTGTCGTAGTGGTGATAGCGGTCTGCACCATCGTCTCTGGGGCGGCGGTCGTAGCGTAGGGACAGGCGAAGAAGTTCGTCCCATCAACGGAACACTGCATCGTGTAGGTGATTGTCGGCGTTGCACCGACGGCCGTCAGGACCGTAATCGCAGCCGTGCCAGCCACGAAGTCCCGAACGCCCGTATTTGTGCTGTCGCCCGTTCCGGTCTGAGCAGCCGAGAGGGTGACAATGTCACCGCCGTGCATCGGAATGACGGCCATCTAGTCCGTCACCGCCCTGGGCCTTCCGGGGCCGCGCTTCTCCGCCTCGGGGGCTGGGCGAGTCTCTGCTCGCTTGGCGGGGGCGGCGGCCTCGTGTCCTAGCCATTTCAGGTCGGCTTCCATGGCCTTGATGGCCGCCCCGGCCTCTTCCTTCTCCCCATTCGTCTCGGCCGCAGCAAGACGTGCCCTTGTGAGTTCTAGTTCCTTGATCGTTGAGGCGATCATGTCTTCCTTCGCTGGCATATCTCTCCTTCGTGGCCGGGTGGGGGCCTTCCGAAGAAGGTCCCCCCCAACCTCTTTTCCACCCGGCCTACCCTTAGAAGGTCGGAGGCACCAAGCCTGCGCCACCGATGATCGTGGTGGCCTTGGCATACCTTGCGAACGTGAAGGCGAAGTACCCGTAGGCATAGATACGCACCTGGAGGTTCGCCGACAGAACGCCCGTCTCCACCGCAACGGTCGGGCTCCCAACCTCAAACAGCAGCTGGTCAGACCGACGAGTCACGACGATGGTGTCCTGGTTCGTGCCGGCACCAAGGTTCGTCGGGATGTTCGCGTCCACGACCACTGGCAGGCCCTGAATCTGACCAACCAAGCCCGCTGGCACAAGGTTCGTACTCGAGGCCATGGCGTTGAACGCCTGCACCCCAGCCTCAGCATCTGGCACAACCAACGGCCGGTTCTGCGAGTCCAGACCGCCCAGGAAGAACGCCCAGCGGCGTGGGTGCATCACGATCAGATCCGGTGACGCGAAACGGTTGGTCCAGATCAGCTGGATGGCGTCTGCGAACTTCGGCCACACAGCGGCAACGGTGGCGGTACCTGCTGTCGAGGAGTTCGTGCCCGCTAGAACGGTGATGCCGTTCGTGGCCTGGATGAGCAACTGCGAGTCGAGCTGCTTGGCGTAGTCCGCCGCCAGGTCCTGGCCGAGCACCGTATCGGTCGCGGGGTCAGAACGTTCCATCAACTGCCTGGAGATGTCCTGCTTGCCAGCAACCGTGTTGACTGCGAACGTCAGGTAGTCGGTCACCGCCGAGCCGTCCTGGATGGCCGCACCTTCAGCCGCAACCGCCGTCAGGGTACCGGTGGTCACCCTTGGCACATTGAACGTCATCCCCGTGTCGGGGAGGGGACGCCCACCAAGGGCATCGGCAAACGGCCGGCTTGCGCGTGCGAAGACAGCCAGTTCGTCCAGAAGGTACTGAGGCGGAACCAGACCAACACCACCAGACGCGGTGGTGATAGCGGCACGCTGCTCTACCGCGACCTCTCGGCCATGCCGAGCAAGCCTCGATGCGGCTGCAACGTCCCCCATCTCCTTGCGATACAGGTCGCGGAAGAAGCTACGGAACTCTCCGTTGTTCTCCCGAACGCCCTTTTCGTATGTGCGTGGCTCCCTGCCGACCTCGATGCCATCGGGCCGGGGCACGGCCTTGAGCGCCTTGTTCATCTGCTCCTTGCGGTCGATGTCGCCTGCGAGTTTGGCGACCTCCTGCTCTTTCTCAGTAAATCGAGCTTCGAGCTCTTCGCGAGTTTCCTTGTCCTTGGGGTCGAGCGTCTGCATGGCCGCATCCGTCTGGTCCAGGGCAAGCTGAGAGTCAGCGAGTTCGCTCTGAAGCTCTTCAAGCGTCTTTACGCTCATTTGAGCTTCTCCATCCTCTCTGCCAACTTGGCGAGGGTCGCTCGACGCGCTGCGGCCTTCTTCTCCATGGCCTTGCGCCACATCTCGAACGCCTCGTCGTCCTCTTCGCTGACCGCTTGGCTTGCCGCTGCTCCGTCAGCCGGTGGGATAGCCGCGATGGCCTTATCGGCTGCTCCGCTACCCACCGCATACACGTTCCGTCCCAAATCCAGGACGGAACGAATAGACCGTGCCACTACTTCGGAACTAGATTGTGGATATGCTCCTTGGGCAGTCACGGTCACGTCATAGAGGTCCCGCGCTCGAATTAGGGTGCGGACGACGTTATCTTCATCGTCTACCGCAAACTCATCTTCCTCTACGTTGAAGGCGAACGATGCCTGGTCAATGTCCCCGCGCTCCAACAGAAGCCGCAAGTCCTGGGCATAAGACGTGGGGGCGACCTTGATCCAGTTATAGAGACCCTTCGGGTCTTCGCGCAGATCCAGCGTGCCGTTGCTAGTACGGCCCAGGACATAGCGCGTATCGTGATCCCACAACGCATGGACATCTGGATTGCGTTCCAACACTGGCGCGAAGAATCCAGGTTGGATCTTTTCGCGGAACCCCCCCAAATCGTGCGATAGAGCATCGAAAACGGATGCATAGCCCTTAACTTGGAAGCCACCACGCGTCGTTCCGGCCCGCAATTCGGTCACCTTGATCTCGGTGAGGGGGCGGGGATCTAGAATGTAGTGCTCACGCCGTGCGGTATCCCAGGCATCGACTAGTGTGCGCAGGGTCATTGTCTTCCCGCCGTACTCCACCATTCGGGTGTCCGCATCCACCGGACGCAGCGTTGATTGCCCCTGAATTGAACTCATATGGGCTTGTAGATGGGCCTGAGCGGCCTGTTTATTGGTCAATCCCTGCGTCTGAGGAAGTCGGGCTAGGGCGTTGCGCACACCGGCCGCATTCGGCGGAGCTCCGGGCGTCTTGTGATGGGGCAGTGCATGCGAAGATTGGAGGTTGGGGTCGCCAGCCTTCTTGCCGGCGCAGATGGAGTTGTAACACCCGGCGGGAGAGTCCTTTGAGGCGCAATTTGACATGGCTGCGCCGCCATCCCACGTCGAATTGTCGACGGCACGTTGCTCGTAGTGCTCTGGGCAGTCGATGCAATCGTCAGTCATACGTTTCTCACCTTCCGTCGTTGGTCACGCCGGCACCGGATGCGCGCAGTAGCACGGCTATGAGATCCCAAGGAGTGCCTTGCTTGCGGGGGTAATCCTTGATGAATGCGTCGATTTGGCGGGCCCCCTCCACCTCGAAATAGCCGTGAAACGAGCCGATATCCGAGCCTGGTTCGTGCTGGCGGAGGTTGCAGATGCGGGCGAAGCCGATCTTTTCCGCCTTCGTTTCATCGCCATGCGGCAGATACTCAAGCGTGAGTTGGAACATCAGGCAGCCGCCGGCTTGGGTGGTGTGTTCGGCGCACCGCCCACTGGGGTCTGCTGGATAACGTCTCCCCAGTCAACGGGGGGCAGGTTTTCGAGCGCCCTGACCTCGTTTGCGGTCATATATCCCGTCTGAAGGGCCGTCTTGTAGTATTCGCCGCGCTTCGTGATCGAGGGCCGCAGGACAGCGCTCGTTAGGAACTCGGGGAAGAGGTTGCTGCTTGAGGGGAACAGGTCGGGATCCCGGCGGAGTGCCATTTCAATCCGCCGCAGCCTGGGGGCCATATCAACCTGCAAGAAATGGTCGGTGTCTTGGTCCGCATCGGTTTGGGACGCTAGATTGACCCCCACCATGCGGGGATTTACGCGGCAGATGCGACAGATCTGTTCGTCGTTGAACTGCTGCTGAAGGACATATTCGGCGTCTTTCAGTGTGATACCGGTCGATTGCCACTTCGCATCTTCGATAAGGACCAGGGGCTTGTTAGCATTCATGGGGCCGCCGTGTCGTTGCTCAAATTCGAGCGATAGGCGGTCCAGGGAGACCTGGTCGGGCGTGCCGGGCACGCTGATGACGCCGGGGATGCTTCCACCGGAGCGATAGAACGATGTCTGGAAATCTCGAGCTGCAACCGCAGCGCCGAGGGTTTCACGATGAAGCGAGATGAGCGAAACGCCCATATCGGCCCCTGGGCTGGTCGTCCAGCCCCGAATCTGGAGGATTTGAGAGGCCGGAACCCGCTCCGTCCTACCGTTTCCCCGCCGAACGTCGTAGTACTTGCGGCCGGTATCCGGGTCACGCTTTAGAAACACGTTGACCGGGTCAAGCATGAAGAGCTGGATATCTCCCTCGTCCCTTACCGGCCGGCGAGCGATTGCTTTCCAAATGAAAGCGTTGCCGGTGGTTTCCACCGACATAGCGGCGTCTTGCCAGAAGTCATAGGCCGATTGGTCGTCGTTTGGTGCCTCCTTGAGGCGTGTCCATTGCCAGGAATCACGCGCGGGGGCCACATTGGGCGGATCGCCCGAGTAGACCTTCAGCGGCATCATGCCGACAACCTCGGAAACTAGCTTGATGCAGGCGCCCGCCGTGGCAAGGCCAAGGGCGGCGGCGGAGTCCACCCACACGCCGGACCCGGTGTAATAGGGCCTCCTGGTGGGCATTTGGAAGCTCTCAGACAGCCAGTCGCGCTTTTCCTGCTGCGCGATGTGTAGTCCC